CGGTAGAATCGATGGGCAAGACTTTCAGATTCTAAGACGTCAGGACGGCGGTCAGACTAATTTAATGACAACAGATCCACGAGACGTTGGGCCTGATTACAATGAGATCGTAATGTTAGAGTCTAGCGATAATGGTAATGAGTTAGTCGAAGGTGTTGATTATTTTATGATCGACGGTGAAATGCTTTGGCCGTGGGAACTAGATGCTCGGGTACAACAGGAAATGGACTCAGGAACTTTTAGTTCTATGATATCTGGGCTTGCAATGACAGACTCAATGCCTAGGGAACCTAAAAAGTTTCGTAATAGGTACAACCTAAAAACTAAGAGGATTGAAATGGAAGAAGTACCTCCTTTGGAAGAAGTACCTATTCGACGCTCCGAGGGAGGAGGCATATCCGTTCTAAAAAAGTTTGAGGACTTCGTTACTGAATCGGTAGGGATTGATCCTAAAGACGTGGAATGGGCAAGTAGTCTTTCAGAAGAAATGTATCCGGGGGAAGGGTTCGATGGTCGAGGTGATGCGGCCAGACATTTAGCATTAGGTTCTTTAATACCTGATGCAGAATCGCCTAGGGTTGCAGAGTTTCTAAGTGCTGCACGAGAGTATTTTCCAATACCTGATTCAGGTAGAAAGATGGATCTTCACAACAACGAACTTGGAATGCAGCTAAAAGGTTCTAAGGAAGAAATAAAAGAACAAATACGTGAGCTGATTGAGAACAATACGGCGATGTATATGGAACTTGACGAAAGTCAAAAAATGCGAGGCTACTAAGGAGCAGTTATGAAAAGACAAGGTTATAACGCACGACTGGATGATTCTTTAGGATCTAGAAATGGCAAGAAAAAACAGCCTATGAAATCTCGTCGTAAAGAAAGTAAGGGTACTGAAATGGCTATGGGTAAGCGAGCTTACTCAGGAGACACCATGATGATGGCCTACGGCGGCAACCCTAAGAAAATGAAAAAAGGCGGTAAAACTTATCGCGGGGCTGGTTGCGAAATCCGTGGCTAAAGGTGTAAAACATTATTACCGAGACGGTCGTGAGCACAAAGGGGGTATGCACAAGCACCCTGATGGCAAACTTATGACGGGTAAAAAGATGTCAAGCGCCTCTAGGGACTTGTATCACTACGGGCAGCTTTCCGCAAAAGCTAAACAGAAAGCTAGGAGCGGATGGGGAAGTTGAACGCTTTCGTAGGATTTACTTTTGTCTAATAAAGTTTTAGAAGATCTTCGCGCAGTAGACTTATCTTACTTATCGAAGGACGAAGCTAAAGAGTTCACGATTCTTTTAGAAGAACTCGAAAAGCGAGAACGTCAAGAAAAGTCTGCCGCGAGCTTTTACGACTTTGTGAAGATGATATGGCCTGAGTTTATCGCGGGCGCACACCACAAACGAATGGCCGAGGCTTTCGATAAGATTGCCTCAGGCGAATCGAAACGTCTAATTATTAATATGCCTCCTCGACATACGAAGTCTGAATTTGCTTCGTACTTGTTTCCTGCGTATTTACTCGGTAAACGTCCTAAGTTAAAGATCATTGAAGCAACGCACACGGCTGACTTAGCAGTAAACTTTGGTCGTCGTGTTCGTGACTTGATCGAAAGCGAAGAGTATGCGGAAGTTTTCCCCGGTACTCAGCTAAAAGCTGACTCTCGTAGCGCCGGTAAATGGAATACGATGCAAGGTGGTCAGTACTATGCGGCGGGTATCGGTGGTGCATTAGCTGGTCGTGGTGCTGATTTGTTTATTATCGACGATCCGCACTCTGAACAAGATGCGTTTTCCGATAAAGCNTTGGACGAAGCCTACGAATGGTATCAAACAGGCCCCCGACAGCGTCTTCAACCGGGGGGTGCTATCGTTGTTGTAATGACTCGTTGGTCTAAGAAAGANGTAACNGGTCGTTTAATTAAGAAAATGACTCAAGAGAAGGGCGGGGATAAGTGGGAACTAATAGAATTCCCTGCGATACTGCCTTCTGGTAAACCGTTATGGCCTGAGTTTTGGAGTCTCGACGAATTAGAAGCCACTAAAGCGTCTATACCCCCGTCAAAGTGGGCTGCTCAGTATATGCAGCGCCCAACGGGAGAAGGTATTTCGATTATTCCAAGAGATTGGTTTAAAGTTTGGCCTCAAGACCAGCCTCCTTCTTGTCAATATTTAATACAAAGTTACGATACTGCTTTCTTAAAATCTGAACGCGCTGACTTTACTGCAATAACAACGTGGGGAGTGTTCTACCCTGAAGGGAAAGTCGGCGAAGATATGTATACCGGCGAAGAAGCTCACATCGTTTTGTTAGATTGCGTTAAAGAGCGGTTCGATTTTCCTGAATTAAAGCAAGAAGCGTTGCGGTTATACGAATACTGGGATCCTGATTCAGTGATTATCGAGACAAAAGCCTCTGGGATTCCGTTAACTCAAGAATTACGACGACTAGGTATACCGATTAATACCTATTCGCCCAACAGAGGTCAGGATAAGATTGCAAGATTGAATTCTGTTAGCCCTATTTTCCAAGATGGCAAGGTTTGGGTTCCTGAGACACGTTGGGCCGAAGACTTAATGGACGAAATTAGCGATTTTCCTAACGGTGAGAACGATGATTTGGTCGATGCGACAACATTAGCCTTAATGCGCTTTAGAGCTGGCGGGTTTTTGCAGCTAAAAAGTGATTTTTCGGAGGAAGAGGAGTATTATCCGAAACTTAGGGTATATTATTAACAAAAATCTAGGTAAGGTTGCCAATTATGGCCGATATGCAAGATTATTTAGACGATTCTTTTGCCGAAATTGAAATCGAGGGAGTTCCAAACCTCGAAGACGGCGTAGAAATCTTTTTTAACGAAGAAGGCGAAGGAACTTTAGGGTTTGACCCTGACGAAGAGTTCGAAGTAGCTTTCGATAGCAACCTTGCCGAGTATTTAGACAGCGGTGAGCTTGGAAAAATCGGATCTAAATTAATTTCTGCCTATGAAGACGATTTGCATTCTCGACAAGACTGGTACGAAACGTTTAAGGACGGTCTTGAGCTATTAGGTATAAAATCAGACCCTAGAAGCGAACCTTTTCAAGGTTCAAGCGGCGTTTATCACCCGTTACTCGCAGAAGCTGTAACCCAGTTCCAAGCGCAAGCCTATAAAGAATTACTTCCTTCTGGTGGACCTGTCGATACCCAAGTTATGGGTAAAGTTACTGATCCGAAGTTGCTTCAAGCGAATCGTGTCAAGAACTTTATGAACTATCAAATAACCTACAAGATGGAAGAATTTGATCCAGAGATGGATCAGCTTTTGTTCTATCTTCCGCTCTCCGGTTCTGCTTTTAAAAAGTCTTACTATGATCCAACTATGGGTCGTGCGGTTTCTCGGTTTATCAAATCTGAAGATCTTGTAGTCCCCTACTATACGACTGATTTAGTTTCGACGCCGCGCATTACGCATGTGTTACACATGACCGAAAACGATTTGTTAAAGTTAAAGCGGTCGGGCTTCTATCGAGACACTCCAACGATGTCTCCGGGGCTAACTCAAGAGTCTGTCGTTCAAGAAAAGATTGATGAACTTGACGGATTGAGTCCGTCTAACTCAGATAGAGAGTTTACGTTACTAGAAGTACACGTTGAGCTAGATATAGCGGGTTTCGAAGATACAGACAATATTGGTGAACCAACTGGAATCGCTCTGCCATACATTGTAACGATATGCCGGGATACGCGAGAAGTTCTTAGTATCCGTCGTAACTACGCTGAACAGGATCCGTTACGAAAGAAGATTGAATATTTCACCCACTTCAAGTTTCTACCCGGATTAGGTTTTTACGGGTTCGGGCTTATCCACATGATTGGTGGAGTTACTAAATCAGCTACGTCTATTTTACGACAGCTGATTGACGCAGGCACATTAGCCAATTTACCCGCAGGGTTTAAGTCTCGCGGATTAAATATTCAACGTGCAGATGATCCTATCCAACCCGGTGAATGGCGAGATGTCGACACTCCGGGAGGAACAATCCGTGAATCCTTCATGCCGCTCCCCTATAAAGAACCCAGTGGTACATTAGCAAACTTATTGGGTGTTTTAGTTGATTCTGGGAAAAGGTTCGCATCCGTGATTGACCAAGGTGGGGCTGAATCTAACCCTAACGCTCCGGTTGGTTCTACGATTGCCACGTTAGAGCGAGGTCAGCGTGTAATCTCTGCGATCCATAAAAGATTGCATTATGCGCAAAGAACCGAATTTAAAATACTAAAAAGAATTTTTGGGGAGGTGTTACCTCCCGAATACCCATATCAGGTACAGGGAGCACAACAAACCGTATTCAGAGAAGACTTTGGCAATCAAGTTGATGTCATTCCTGTATCTGATCCTAATATCTTCAGCACTACGCAACGGATTATTTTAGCGCAAACCCAGTTGCAGATGGCACAAAGTGCTCCGCAAGTACACAACCTAAAAGCAGCTTTTCGTAAGATGTACTTGGCTTTAAACATTAAAGATATCGATGACATTCTTTTACCAGACGTCAGTCCAACGCCGAAAGATCCTATTCAAGAAAATCAGGATTCTTTAACTAACGTTCCTCTACAAGCCTTCATACAACAAAACCATGACGCGCATATTCAAACGCATATCTCGTTTAGTCAAAACCCCGCTACTGCTCAGAACCCTGCGGCAGTACAAGCGTTAAATGCGCATATACAACAACACCAAGCATTAAAGTACCGAATACAAGTCGAGCAGTTACTTGCTCAACAAGGTGTTCAACTACCTCAGCCGGGACCAGACGGTCAAATGCCGCAAATCCCACCAGAGTACGAAAACCAGATTGCCATCGCAGCAGCACAAGCTACGCAGCAGATTACTGGTCAAGAACAAGCATTGCAACAAGCGATGGAAGTACCCGATCCGCAGCGTGAAATGTTCGAGCAGCAAATGTCGCTAGAATCTGAAAAGCTAAGACTTCGTGAGAAGGAAGTCGATCAAAAGGGTCAGCTTGAACTTGAAAAGATAGACTCTCAAGAACGGCAAACTGATGTCAAGATTGCAGCAGACTTACGCGAGGTAGAGTTACGAGATGAAAGATCTGCAGATACGAATTTAACTAATCTTGCTCGCATAGTTAAAGAATCTAGGGAACAGCAGTAATGAAAGGTGTTAAAAAAGGGCCTCCTCCTAGAAAGGGGCCTGTAAGTCAAGGTTTAAAGAAACGAGGTAATAAACGATGAGGTATGAAAGCAAACAGTACCCCAGTTCGGGGGACAGGCGTCCGAAGAAAGTCAAAGTAGAATCAATGTCTGCTTCTGACAAAGGTTTTGCTAAGGCAAAAGAAGTTAAAGCGGGTTATGTTTACGAAGAAGGTGAGCAAAAGAAAATCCGTGGAACAGGTGCCGCAACTAAAGGTACTTCCTTCACTTGTTACATAAAGTAACGAATGGACTTTATTAAGTATTCTGAGTTTTTACTCAAAAAGATTCGTGAGCGCCAAGAGGCTCTCACGCATACGCTTGCTTCGGGAAGCGCCCAAGACTTTGCTCAGTACCAACGTATAGTTGGGGAAATTTCAGGTTTAAATTTCACTGAGCAAGAAATCGTAAACCTGCACTCAAAAATGGAAGAGATCGATGACTGACGTACCTGACCGTGTACTAAATTTTGGCTCCGATGGCGAATTTGCTTCTGACGAGGAAAATAAGCTAACTGCTGATAATTTAGAATCACACGCTGATAAACTTCCCGTACCTACGGGATACAGAATGTTAATTCTGCCATTCGAGCCTAGCCACAAAACCCGTGGTGGAATCATGCTCGCTAAACAAACACTGGACAAAGAAAAGATTGCCACTATCGTAGGGTTAGTCGTTTCTATGGGGCCAAGTGCATACGCAGATGCTGATAAGTTCCCAACAGGGCCTTGGTGTAAGGAAGGTGATTGGGTAATTTTCGGAAGATATGCAGGAGCGCGTTTTCGTATTGAAGGAGGCGATATGCGTCTTTTAAACGATGATGAAATCCTAGCTGTAATCTCTGATCCTGAATCAATTCTGCAATAAGGAGGACATATGTCTGAACAACAAATAGAACTAGTGTTACCAGAGGAAGAGGTTGATCCACGTGAGGCTGATGTTATTCAAGAGGGTCAGCAAGATCAAGACTTCGGAGAAAAAGAAACTGAGCAAGCGGCTGAGTTAGAAGATTACAGTGATTCAGTTAAAAAACGTATCGATAAATTAACTTATCGCATGCGTGAAGCTGAACGCCAGCGAGATGAAGCAATTAATTATGCTCAAAATCTTCAACAGGAAAAATCTACTTTAGCTAATCGTCTTTCTTCATCAGATGCTAGTTTAGTTAATGAGTACAAAGCTAGGGTTAACTCTGAAGCTGAAAGGGCTAGAAAAGCCCTGAGAGAAGCACAAGAGCTTGGAGATGCCGAAGCGATTGCGTTAGCTACCGAAGCTGTAGCTAAATCAGCGTTAGAAGCCCAGAACGCTACGAAAGCTGCGAATCGACAGAAATTACAAAATAGGCGTCGAGTAGCTAGTAATCGTGAAAATAATCAAGTAAATTCTCAAACACAGCCCCAGCAACCTGCTCCTCGTGATGAGAAAGCTGAAGCATGGGCTGAAAAGAATTCATGGTTCGGTCAAGATCGAGTTATGACGAGTGCGGCGATAGCTATTGATGATGAGCTAAAAAGAAGCGGAGTTGATCCTACTTCTGATGAGTATTATCAAGAACTAAATGCGCAACTTAGGGAAAATTTTCCCCATAAGTTCGATAAGCCGAAAACCGCGCAATCGCAACAAGTTGCAGGATCTAGTCGTGGTACTAGTCCAGCAAGTCGCGGAGCGCGCAAAGTGAGTCTCACACCCTCACAAATTGCAATAGCAAAAAGAATTGGTGTGCCACTTGAAGAGTATGCAAAATACGTCTAAGGAGAATAAAATGACAGATCGCGTCTCCAGATCTGCTGAATCACGAGAATCTAAAACTCGCAGAAAACCTTGGCAACCGCCTTCAATGCTAGATGCCCCTGAAGCGCCTCCGGGATACAAACACCGGTGGGTTCGTGCAGAAGTTAGAGGTCATGATGATCGAGCGAATATGTCTAAACGTATTCGGGAAGGATTTGAACCTGTGAAAGCAGCTGATTATCCTGATTTCGATGCACCGACGATCGATGACGGTAGACACGCGGGTGTGATTGGAGTTGGTGGGCTAATCCTCGCTAAGATCCCAGAAGAAACCGTAGCTGAACGAAACGCTTACTTTAAAAACGTAACCGATAGTCAGATTAACGGGGTCGACAACGATTTAATGCGAGATAGTGATCCTAGAATGCCTATTAGAAATTCAGACATTCAAAGGAGCTCAAAAACTGAGTTCGGTAGTCGACGTGTCGATGCCGATTAACTTTTCTCATGACTCTTTAGGAGGGTTTTAAAATGGCAAACGTAGATGCCCCTAACGGCTTTACACCCGCCTCCCACATGTATGGTGGGGTGATTAGACCCAAGAAAATGCGTATCGCAAGTGGCTATAACACTGCTATTTTTAGCGGTGATGTTGTAACGCTTTCTTCGGGCTATGTCAATCAGGCCGGTGCAACAAGCACTCCCGCAGGTGTTTTTTACGGTGTGCAGTATACTGCTACCGATGGCACCCCAACTTGGTCTAATCAGTGGACCGCAGATCTCGCAACTCTAGGTGGAGCAGATGCTGAAGCCTATGTGTATGTAGATCCTGCAATTATCTATGAAGCACAATTTACTGCAGGAACTCCTGCTGTAAGTTTCATCGGTAATAAGTACACCCTTAGCACTACAGCGGGTTCAACTAATAACGGACGTTCAAAAGAGGGTGTAACTGCTACTACTAGTAGTGGTGTTGCTCTTTGTGTTGGTTTCGTAGATTCACCAAGCAATAGTATTGGTGCTTCTGCAAGAGCCTTCTTTACGTTCCCAACTAACACATTCGCAGTCTAGGGAGAGTAACTAATGGCGATT